GGGATTCTATGGTGATTGTTCTCATTATGCAGAATTACCTAAATCTGATGAAATATATGACTATGAACGATATACTAGTCCTACTTGGTTGTTAACCGATTCAGAACCTATAGATGTAAAAGAAGAAGATGAACCTAAGAGTAATTTTAATTTTGTTATTTAATGGCTGCTGAAACGATTTTGATTCTCGGCGAAAGTGGAAGGGGGAAAACTACGAGCTTACGTAACTTAAATCCCGAAAATACCTTTATTATCAGCACAACTTCTAAACCCCTCCCTTGGAAAGGATGGAAAAAGAAGTTTGTAAAGTTTGATGTTAAAACAAATCCTGATGGTAATTGGGTTCAGTGTTCTAAATCAAATACAATTATAACATTAATTAAATATATCAGTGTTAGACGTCCAGACATTAAAAATATTGTAATTGATGATGTGCAATATTCTATGTGCTTTGAGTTCATGGATAGACGCAAGGAAAAAGGTTACGAGAAATTTAATGATATTGGTGGTGATTTTACAGACTTGTTGAGAGTAGCAGATGATATTCGTGATGACCTTAAACTTATCTTTACTGCTCATAGTGAAAATAAGGGAACAGACTTGGAACCTTATTGGACTTTGAAAACTATTGGTAAGATGGTATCCGAAAAAGTGACTCCAGAAGGTTTGTTTACTTATGTATTTCATGCTCTTGTTGAAGAAGGAGACGATGGTATGGAATATAAGTTTTTAACAAATACTGATGGTATTCATGTTGCAAAAACTCCTCTTGGTATGTTTGCAGATCAAAAGATTGATAATGATGTTAATGAGATTTTGAAAGTGATTGACGAATACGAAAACGGCGAAGAAGAATGAAACTCGATGTACTTATGCACTATGAAGTCGATGAAAAATCCGGCGAAATAAAGTTTATTGGTAAAGAAGAAATCAAAGTAGATACAGTAGATAGTCCTAAGAAGACTACAACTACTAAGAAATCAACATCTACTAAGACTTCTAAAATTGAAGAAGACCCAAACCCCATTGTTACCTTAGAAGCTAACAAACTTGTCTTGACTACAGGAGCAGTTGATAAACTTCAAGTTTGTGAAGATTGTAGAATTGACATTAAATATAAGAAGAAAGGTAAATCTACAGTGCCTGTGATTGGTACTGATAAAGCTTTCGGAACTAAAGCTGGAAATCTTTTAACTAAGAGTAATACTGTTAGTTTTAGAGGTTCAGCTAATGAAAAGTTAGCAGCTTATGGAGATACATTTACTTTGGAACCTACCGAAGATGAAGGAATTTATTATTTGATTGGTAACAAAGTTGCCTCTGTAGAGGTTAAAGATGAAGAAATCAAGAATATTGAGTCAGAACTCGATATTGATTTATTAGATAACTTAAATATTGATTCAGATGACAAAAATTTAGACAAATTTAATTTTACTCTTTGATTATGAATTTCAGTTTTGGTATTGACGCAGACTCAGCAGTTAGATCATCTAAAAGACCGTTGTCACCTTGGAATATCCATGATGTTAAATTTAAAGGTGTTGAAGTAAAGGAATTTGATGGAAAGAAAGACCCCTCTCAACATTACAAGACATTAAACATTAACTTTGAGAACGCCGATGGAGATTATTTCTCTCTTCAAAGGTTCTTTCCCAAAGATGGTGACGATGAACGTAGAAAGATTGACACTAAAGATGGTGGCACTCGCTTTATGCCTTCTAATTTTGAAAATTTGATGGCAATTATCAAGCAGACTTTGGCTGTATTGCTTGAGCCTAAGAAGTATGAAGCATTTAGAGCAGCTAGTGCCAAGTTTACCAGCTTTGAAGCTGTATGTGAAGCTATGAAGAAGGTAACAGCGTCTGTAGTAAATAAGCCTATTAAGATTAAGCTTGTAGGTCGTAATCGTGACGGTAAGGTAGTTCCGGAAATTCCTAATATTGTCGCAATTAACCACGAAGGAGAATTGTTTGTTTGCGATAATTATATTGGCGACAAATTGTTCTTCAGTGATTATGAAGAAGGCAAGAGAAAGGAATATCTCAACGCTAAACCTACTGAAATGAAATCCGAAATTGGAGATCCCGTCAAAGATTTAAGTGGAAGTAAAGAAGAAGCAGCAGATGATGATTTAGATGCATTGCTCGGCTCGCTTTAATAATTAATTAACTCCTTAGTAGCTTATGTTTAATTTTGAAATTACTCCTAAGATTACTAAGGAGTTTTTACTTAGTAAGCACAATCAGGAAACATATATGAGTCATTATCTAGGATTACCTGTTAGAAAAGGATTATTTGTTAGTCCTTTAAGAACTGACCATCATAAAACGTGTAGTTTTTTTAAAGGTAAATCTGGAACATTATACTTTAAAGATTTTGCCACTAATCAGTGTCTTAATTTTGAAGGTGTAGTAATGGCTAAATATAACTGTAATTATCACGAAGCTTTAAAAATAATTGCCAAAGATTTCGGTTTTATAAAAAGTAATAATGTATGTTTTAAAGTTGTTCCTCAAGAAGAATTTAAAGAAGAAAAACAAACTTATATTCAAGTTGAGGTTAAAGATTTCTCTCCGGCAGAATTAAAGTGGTGGAATAGTTATGGTATAACTCCTGAAATATTAAAAAAGTTCAATATATTTAGTTGTAAAACAGTATTTTTAAATGGTTCAATATTTGCTCAATCTGCTCAACATAGTCCTATATATGGATATTATTTTGGGAAGAAAGAAAATATAGAACAATGGAGAATTTATTTTCCAAGACGTCAAGAATTTAGATTTTTAGGAAATTGTTCAACTAAAATACTTCAAGGTTATAAGCAATTACCAAAAGAAGGAAATTTATTAGTAATTACTAAGTCGATGAAAGATGTTGCGGCTTTATATGCTTATGGCATTTCAGCTATTGCACCTAATTCTGAAACTCAGTTTACTAGTGATGAAGTTTTAGCTAAACTTAAAGAAAGATTTAAGAATATAGTTGTTGTTTACGATAATGATTTACCTGGAATAACTAATATGTGTAAGCTTAAAAAGTTACATCCAGAACTTACTTATTTCTTTATTCCTAGAAGTTATGGCGCAAAAGATTTTACTGATTTTAGAGCCAAATATGGGTATGAAAAAACTAAAAAATTTATCGTTAAATATTTAAAATTATGGCAAAGAAGTAGACAAATACAAGTGTAACTGTAACTTATAAGGATAGTACACAAAAAACTTTTGAAACCATTGAAGAAGCAGCACTTGCTACAGGCTTAGAAATTAACTCTATTAAAGCTAGAGCTAATAAGCCTGGAAGTGGTGCTAAATCTAAAGATGGAATGACATTTATATGGGCAGATGAAAGCGTAAGACGAAGTAAACAAGCAAAAAAGAATAAAACTAAAGGTAATGGTTTTGAATTAGAAGTAGTTCATAAATTGCGAGAAATTGGGTATGAAGGATGTATGAGTAGTAGAGCAGTTAATAAAATTGCAGATGCTAATAAAGTAGATATTTCAGATACCAATGATGAATTACCTATTAATATTCAGTGTAAATATACACAAAATTTGCCGAATTATTTTGATATACGTGATGCTTGTTCTGACAAAGATAAACCGTTTACTTTATTTTGGAAAAAAGCAGGTAAAGACGGAGCATCTAGTCCTGGAACAGTAGTAATTTGTCCAGTTGATTATTTTTATCAATTAATAAAGAAATGAAATTTATAATTACTAATGAACCTGTAAAATCCTCTAAAGAAATAGAAACAAAATCTGGATTCGTAATTGCATACAAGAAAAATAAAATGGTTGGAATGGCAATTATGAGTAATACTTATTCGTGGACTTTATACGGTTCTTCTTATATGTATGATGTACTCGGAGAAGCAGAAGATTTGAAATCACTTATCGAAATGTTTCCAGACTATACATTTAATTTTATTGAACATGGAACTCCCGATAGTAATATGTAATGATTCTATTGATGCTAGAATGGTTGATCCGTCAAAAGGTTTAATTGTTGTAAAAGACTGCAATGACAAATTAATTGGATTTGTAACACGTGATGTAAGTGGTAATTATTATATCCTTACTGCATCTGATATAACTACAAGTAAATTTAAACACGGATTTTCAAGCCTTTCATGTTTAATTAATGTTTATGTTGGATTTAAATTCTTTTTTAATGTTGATGATAGTGAAGGGGAAGATTCCGAAGAATATTCCTGATTGTACAATTAATACGTTTGAAGAAGAATATACTAATTATTTAAGAACTGCTAAAAAACATTGGCGAACACACGAAGGGTTCTCTTTAATGTTTGATTCAACACTTGAAGATTTAAAGAAGAGTCATTTTATTTATGTGGAAGACCCAAAGTTAATAGAAGTTATTAAGAAACGATTAAATGTAATAGAATGATTTTCATTTATGCTTTTAGTACTCCAGAAATTCTTACAGTATGTAGAGTAACTGCTGACAATAAATATATTGCCGCAGATAAAGTAATTAATCGTGTTTATACTGAATTTTTTGGGGATGAAGAAGATGTAGAAGAATTAGATTATGAAAACAAAGAAACACGTCTTTTTGAAGACTATGGAGTTCAAATTGGTGAAATATATCCTTTAGAAGACGTAAATAGATGGGAAGATTTTGACTAATTTACGAGTTGCGTTAGATTTGGATGATACAGTATTCGGATTTTACGAAGCTTATAAACAAGCATTTCCTGGAGAATACAATCAAATTCAACACGTTATTACTAGAAACGTCCAAAAATTACGCACAAATAAACAATTTTGGGAAAATTTACCATTAATAGAAAGACCTAATTTTGTTCCACATATTTATGCTACTAAGAGAATTAATAGTAAAGAATATACGCGAAATTGTCTTGCTAAATATAATCTCCCAATTCGTCCTATTTATCAAATGATTTATCAGTATGGTAACAAAGCTGATATGATAAAAGGAAAATGCGATGTACTTATTGATGATAGTATTAGTAATGTACAAAAGGCAATCTTTTCTGGTTTACCTGCTTTATTAATAGATAGACCACATAATCAGAATGGAGATCCTGTATTTCGCATTTATAGTTTAGATATAGATGAAATAAGATGGGCTTATGAATTGGAATTGATGACTTTAGGATGGAATTAAAAGATATAAAACTTAAGCCTCTTTTAGAAACATTAAAATTAACTAAGATCAGTGATGAGGTATATTTCTCCGATGAGTATAAGCATTATGTTAGTAATTCTCGTTTAGGTTTGATTAATCCTAAGCAAGAAGGCAGTCCAGATAAATTCTTTAATGGATTTGTAAGTACTTATTCTAGTGCTTTTGCCTTAGGTTCTGCGGTACATGAACTTGTATTGCAGCCAGAGTATTTTGAACTCGCAGAAGATACTGGTAAACCTACTGCTAAACTTGGAGTAATGGCTGATGAATTATATAAAATTTTTCTTGAACATAATGTAACTAAAGATGATGTAGTTTATGCATCAAATAAGGTTGATTATTTTAAAGGAAAGATTAACGACGACCGTTTTAATGATATTATACAGAAATGTACACCTTATTGGAATAATCGTCGCAATTATAAAGAATCAGACAAAGAGATTATATTCCTCGATTATAGGTCACTTGAAATTGTTAAATCTTGTGTTGATGCTTTATTAACTAATAAGTACGTTACAGATTTACTTCATCCAGAAGGGATTGATCCTATTTCTGTAAATGAACAAGCAATTCTACTTGATGTAGAAGTAACTTGCCCTAACGGAAAGAATTTCATAATTCCATTGAAATCAAAATTAGATAATTTTACTATTGACCTAAACGATGTTGTTGTTAATGATGTTAAAACTATTGGGAAAATAGTTAGTGAAATTGACAATAACATAACTAAATTTCACTATAGCCGAGAATTTGCTATGTACATTTATCTTTTACGTTTTTGTGCGCAAAAGTTTTATAATGTCGTAGAACCAAATATTAAGGCAAATTATTTAGTGGTTTCTACAATACCAAATTTTTATAGTAAAGTTAGACCTGTTACTTTAGCAGAGATTGCTCAAGGATTTACAGAATTTCAATCTTTACTAAAGTATGTAGCTTATTGTATTGGATATAAAGGTTATCAGTTATGATGAAAGACCTTCCTTTTGAAAAAGCATTAGCTATATACACCAAGAATTTTAGCCTTAATAATCTTAGTAGAAAATTAGAAAATAAGTTTGCAGTAATTGCACTTACTTGCTATATTACTAATGAGATTAGAAAAAAAGGCAAAAAAATAACCTGCTATGATGTATTACTAAAAATCGGAAAAGACTTCTGTCAAACCGAAAAAGATACATTTTTAAAGGCTTTAGGAGTTATTTGCGAGGACTTCATGTATGCTTGTGATACTTTCCCTGATTTCGGAGTAAGTCCTCAAGAAATGCCTAAAACCCTTAAAAAATTATTAGATGGATATTTGCCATTTTAAAGTGTGTAAATAATTTTTTAGATAAAATTTAACATTTTTAAACATAGATTTTATTTGGGTTTTTCAAAATCGTGATGTATCATTGATTACGTCAGTGAGAGAAACACAACTGATTAGATTAAATATTTAGTTAGATGTTATGTTTATGAATTTAATGTGTAAAATTTTATTTAATTATGAGTACGACAATTTTGAATTTTAAGAAGGTAGAATTGGTAGCAGCAAGTAAGGATGAAGCAATCGCAAAGATGGAAGAAACATTGTTCCACTATAATGGCGACGCAACTCAGGCTTATAAGAACTGGAAGTCTAAGCAGACTAAGGGTATTACTGAACGTGACGTTAAGGAATTTATGTTGGATTATCTTGCAAAGAAGGGTAAGAATTGCCCCGGTGGTGGTTATTTGATTACTCTCGAAGCATCTGTTGCTGATACTCGTGAACGTCCCTATAAGATTGAGGATGTAAAGAGTGAAGGTAAGCGTAAGTTTAAGACTTTCTACAAGTGGATTGATTCTGAAACTGGTGCTGTTGTTGCTTCTGTTGATACTAATAAGGCTGACGCTAAGAACGTCTTGAAGGAACTTTACAAGAGTGGCGCCTATAAAGGTAATGCTTCTTTGGTAAAGACTAAGGATGTTGTTGAGGGTGAAGCTACTGTTGCTACTGCTAAGTACACTCCTTCTAAGAATACTAAGAATGGTACTTGGTTGGCATTTGGTATTGAAGCTTAAATCTAATACAATTTATAAGGCTATTGCTCGAAAGGGTGATAGCCTTTTTTATGTTTAAACAAAATAGATGTAACTTAGAAGCTTAACGGCTATACTTAAAAATTGAATAAAACAATTAAAAATAATGAAAGTCTCTACAATTAAAAAGTACATTGATACTATTACCTTAGCTAAAGAAAATAATATGGGTTTAAAGTCTTATTGCAAGAAAATTGGAATCGGAAGTTCTAATATTTTTAATGCAATAGGAGAACTTAGAAAGAAAGATAGTTTAACGGAATGGGAACAAAAGCTGTTAGATTGTTATTCTTCTAAAACTACTAATTCTTCTAAAGCAACTAATTCTTTAGATAAGCAAGAGACAGATGACCGTGCAGAAATTTCTTATGAAAGAGATTCTGATAACAAAATTCAATATTATTGCTACAATATTTTTAAGAGAGATAAACCTGCTTTAACTGGCAAATTGACAAGAGAAGAGATGAATAGTATTTATAGACTTTATTCATATTATGGAGATTCTCTTACTCAACGTGTTATTGCTCGACATTTTACAGATTTGTCTTTAATTGATTTTAAGCGTATTCTTAGAGCGTTTAATATTACTAAAGCTAGTTCTCCTTTTGCTCCGCATATGTATGAAGAATATTCGGAAGATGTACTTAGAGAGATGCAACTTCGTGAGAAGGAAAATAGTTTCTTGAGAAAAGCAGAAGAAGATAGCATTAAAAATACTGAGAAATTATTAAAGAAATACGCGC